TCTGGATCTCCAACGATGGACTGGGCTCCTTGGGATCAGGTAATTCGTAGTAGCACTGTTACTATCTCTGCTGCTGTTCTTGCTGGTAGTTCTCCAACACTTACAAGTACGGCAACTAGTTTATATTCTACATCAGTAGTTACTACTATTACTGATACTCCTTCTGTAAAAGATGGTGTTCAAACATTAGACAGAAATGTAAAGAAAGACACCACCAAAACATATCAAACTGTAGATACTTATAGTGACGGTTCTACAACTACAAGTTATTCGAGTTCTACCACAACTACAAATACTACTGAGAAGTATACTGGACGTATTGATCAGGTAGAAGTTCTTGATAGAATCAACAGCGGTCTTCAAAGTATTCTCAATCATACTCCTTCAAAAACAAAAGAAAGAGTAAGAGTTTTCAGTAAGAATTACTTTGGATGGGCTAATGGTGATAATGGTTACTATGGAAAATCCAGAGTAATTGGTGGTGGATTAGAAATTGATGTAAAACCAAACTGGACTCTGGGTGGACAATATAATGATGTAAATATTGACTTAACTGGTGCTGATAGTTATTCAAACCTGAGTGCCAAGCACTATGGTGTATTCAGTATGCTTCGTGGTAATACATTATCACTTCGCACTAATGCTGGATTATCTCAGAATACTTACACCGTTGCCAGAAATACAGGTAGTCTCTTTAATAATGCTTCAACCACTAATGGACAAGAGTGGTGGGTAAACAATAGAGTTTACGTTAAGGCAAATAAGTATGTAAGTCCTTTCGTTGGATATACCATTGGTAAGTATCATAGAGATGCTTACAGTGAGTCTGGCACTATTCAAACGGCAAGAAGAGATGAGGAAGTAAACAAGACAAATCACACTGGTGAAGCAGGACTTGCTATTTCTCGTCGTTTTGGTGGTAAGAAAGGAGACAAGTTTGGTTTTGGTTTAGAAGCATCCGTTGATACTAATATTGATGTGACAACTATTGCTTCTCTTGATTACAACCAAGTGTTATACATAGAAGGACTCCATCAAATATCTGATGGTATTAGTAATACTGCTGTTGCTGGTAAAGTTAAGTTTAGGTTCTAATGGAATTACTTTTGAAACCACTTGAAGATGTAAATAACCCAGTATGGTCCGTAATCATCCTTCTTGGTTGCGGACTCGCATTTACGCTATATTGTGTCATATATATTCTACGCCTATCATTTAAGGAACTAGAAGAAGATGTCCAAGTCCGCGAACAAGGGCAAGAAGGGTCAATCAAAGCAGAATCAAGGGAACGCGACTGCGAAGAAAGCTAAGAAAGGAGGTAAGAAAAAGTAATGGGAGCAATGAAACCACCCTCTCGTAAGAGTTGTTACAATTTTAGAGTAACCAGTATAGATAGAGTACTGGATGGAGACACGATCGATGTCACGATTGATCTCGGTTTTGATCTTTATAAAAAAGAAAGAGTTAGAGTTGCTGGTGTTGACACCCCAGAGAAACGCACTAAAGACGAAGAAGAAAAAGCACTTGGTTATGACGCAACACATTGGTTGGAAGCAAGACTTGCGGAGGTACTTCATGGGTCTGACGATCTCGTTATCCGCACTGAGCTTGTTGGCGGTGTTGGGAAGTACGGGCGTCTTCTCGGCTGGCTCTACGTCGGAGACGCCGACGTGTCCCTCAACGAACAAATGATCGAAGAGGGTTATGCTTGGGCGTATGACGGCGGAACCAAACAGAAGAACTTTGAAGAACTACGTGAAATTCGTAGAGCGCATGGTACTTTAGTTGAATGAGGTATTAAAATGTTGTTGACTACATTGTTTATTGTTGGACATATTGAAATTGGTGGTGGGTATTGTAGAACTGATTTAATGTTACCAAATAAAGTTCTCACCACTATGGAATATCCATGTGAGTATTATGGTGAATTCAAAGATGTTGATGAACAATTAAAAAAATTCGGAGTTTAAAATGCAGAAAGTTATTAATGGTATTGCCTTATTATCGGGACTTGTGTCACTTGGCGTTGTTGTTGGTGGTACGTATCTTTATCTGAATAAGGATAGAATGGTTGAAGAGTTGAAACAACAAGCAATCGAAGAAGTTACTAAAACAGTTACTGGATCGGTGTCTGGTAAACTTCCTGGAATGATTAAGAGTTCTATGCCTGAGATACCCAAACTCCCAACTAAGACTGGCCCAGTTTTAGATTTCGAGAAGGGATTCACTTCGAATTAATAAAATAAAATTTAATTATGACTACAACAAGAAAAAGAAAAAACAGAGACACTGAGGGAAAGTTCTTTCTTTATGTGTTCTTTTATCACTTTTACTCTGGCATTTGGAATTTTTTCACTGACAATGATTGATGCCTGAGATACGAGAAGTACAAATTAGGAGTTTGAATGTACCACAAATTCCTAATTCGTTGATTCAATCACCACAAGCAATACCGCCTGTTGTTCCAGTAACGCAACAGATAGGGACTCCTATCGTCAATCTTCCTGGTTGTGTAGAATCACATCCTGATGCTGGCAAAAACAAGAAACTCGCACAGGATGATGAGAATGGATCGATGGTGTATTGTGATGCCACTATCCCATCATTCAATCCAATAGAATATTCTCCTGAGAGTATGGTATTTAGTGATGGTTCTCAGATATCTGGATATAAAACTGAAACACCAGAGTCACCTGAGTTACCAACACCAGAGATACCAAGAACTCCACCATCAACGGTAACTGTCAATAAGCCAAAGATAGAGTGTCCTACAGAAGTACAACAGGAAACAGCACCTATTGGAACATACTTAGAAGGTTTTAGAAAGAAAGTAAGTGGATATAAAATTATAGATGGTCAGTGCATCCAAATCACTGAGAAAGTTTCCATTCCAGAACAAATTATTGCTGGGGTTCCTCCTGCAGGAACTGTGATGACTACTGGTGGTATCGCTGTCGTTGCAACTGCATCTGCACTTATGGCAAAACCGTTGGCGGATGTCCTACTCAAGGTTATTAAACCAACCGTCAAGAAAGTGATGAAAAAGATTGCTTCTATTAGGGGGAAGTCTGTCCCTGTCTTGTCTGTAAGGGAGCGCCGAGATCTTCAGCGCGAGAGGACACAGGCGATAAGGGCCTTGAAGTCTGTCTTGAAGCCGAAGGGATAGAGTGAACGTGAGGTGCAACAACTCCAGGAGGATTAACTAGTATCACGTCTGCACAGACTTTATGATATGGTGACTTGGGGTGAAATAAAATTCCCGCTTTCATTAACTCGCCACAGTTCTTGAGTCTGGCTATTTCAAAGTCTAAACGTTTGTTAGCAATTAGTTGCTGTTGTAACTCGATCTGAGTTGCTGCTGCTTGTTTACACTGATCTTGAAGCTTCTTATCTTGTGGGATACTCCAGGTAGCACTGACACCTACTGAGAGGTTATAGTTATCTTTTTGACCTGTTCTGGTGGGTACATGGTAAAGAATGTTGCCTGGGTTATCCAGAGACCCATCATCGTTGAGGTCACGCATATCATATACAGGATCCCTATAGTATGGTTCATATGGTTTCTGCATTGAACCAGCACCAGTGACAAATGGAGTTATGTTTAGAGTTGGGCCCTGACACTGGATTCCACCACCATAGGTGTTGGTGATATAGGGGCCTTGTAGGACTTGGATTGCTTGGTTTGTGACACTGCCAGAGGAATTAGCCACAGGAGCAGCAGTGGCGCTAACGCCGCCAACAGTCTCAGCAAGAACTCTTTGTTCGACCAGTGTGAAGGATGCGACACTTAGGATTACTGCGTAAAGATACTTGTAGTGTCGGTGACGCTTTGAATTTCGGTAGTTCTTTGAATAATTGTTTGATTGCTTAAACCAGGGCCTTGATACGTTTCTGTGAACTGAAACGCTGCTCCTGGTGTTGTCTGTGTGAATGTTGGTCTGCTGTTGACGCCTGTCCATGATGAAGTCACTCCTTCGATTGTTACATTATTAGCACCTGTTCCTGGTGAAAGATTTCCTGATGCTGTAATACCACTACCTGTTACTGTATATTGATAACCCGTATTATAATCTATTGAATTAATTGTCTCTGTTACCGTACTCGTTGTTTCCGTGTGGGAAGTCATCGAGCCCTGTGTGAAGTTTGGAACTACTGGAACCGCTTTTACTTGCCCAGAAAACAATGCAATGAGAGCAACAGTTGCAGAAAGAGGTGCCAGTGCAGTTTGAACATTGACACCCTTGAGGATTTGGAAAACCATAACTAAGTCCCATTGTTACTTGATAGTAATTTCGGAAACGTATTGTCCTGTTGCCGAAGTACCAGCACCACCAGCAGTAAGAGTTACTGATCCTGCCGACGTAATCGTACCAGCAAGAGACCCAGCAGAACCAGCAGCAGTAGAAGTTTGATTAGAATAAGCATCAACAGCACCTACAGTAGGAGCAGAAGTTTGAATAGTGTCACCAGCAGTAAACGAGTTTGAGAAGGTGAATGAAGCACCGTCTGTTGTCTGGTATGCTGTGGGAAGAGATCCACCAGCAACACCACTAGTTAGTGTGCCGAGTCCACCGACAGCAAGGTCAGCAGCTCCTTTTGACCCACCACCAACATCAAGAGTTACCCCATTACCAGATACAGAGTAGGAGTTACCAACTCTTTGAACATTGGTTGCCGCAGCATTCACAGTCAGTTGAACTGATGAAGAAAGTTTATGAGTAAGATCAGCGTGTGCGGGCGCTGCCATCAAAACCATGCCGAAGAGCAAAGCTAACTTTTTCATTAAGTTGGTCTTCAAACGCTATTTTTATTTAGTACTTTTACTGCATCTTAATATTTAATCCACCAGAAATATTGACACCTTCAATTTTTGGAATAGTATCATTAGCGTAAGGATTGTAAATAACTCTCCTTTCTGCACCTCTTAGAGTGTAACTGAATGTCCAATAGTTTGTCTGAGTATCGTCTGGTTCACTATCTTGGAACTGTTCGTCTGCAACGACTACAGAACCGTGTTTGTTTATCCATTCTTTTACATCTCTCGATGTTGCTGTTGGATTTGTTTGAAGATATATTGATAATACTGATGTAGCTACTGGTGCAGCTGCAGATGTTCCATTAAATCTACAATCGTAAAAACGAGTGTCATCATATCTTTGATAATCAGTATATCCACTAACATTATTTGTTCCTGCACCTAGAGTTTCATCTGCAGGTGCCCAGACATCAATTCCAGGACCATTGTTAGAATAACTTGCTTTTGCTTCTCTTAATTGAGTATCATAAAACTCATCATTCATAGCACCGACACAAATTACTGGATGCCATTCTGGATCAGTGGTAGAGTTAAATCCGATACCTTGTGGGTTCATCCAGTCCCTATGGTTGCAAGGGACGCAATTACTTGGGAAGTGTGATCTTGGATCTGTTGAACCGAAATAATTATCGGACATATAATTTAGACGATCGGGATCTGATGATCCTACACCAAGTCTTTGGTTATTGTTTCCTGCTGCAGCAACATATATTGCTCCTGCATCCATTAGTTCCCTACCAGCAGTATCGGTGGAATTTGAACGAGATGAAGAAGACCAAGATTCTTGGACGCCAGCAATTTGAGCATTTAACCCAGTCTTCATAGCGGTCACTTGATCTGTGACTGGATCATTTCCTGTAAAAGTACCAGTTTCCCCTCTAAACAAATATGTAACAGTACTGGAGGATAAAAATGCAGCTTGATATCCCCAACTTCCATTGATAAGTGTTGGGTTCTTTACTCCCGTTTCTGGATTGACGGGTTTGTGTAAGTGAAATAATTTCATCAAGTCATAATTTTGTTCGATGCTAATACTCATTGATGCTGGTTCACCGATACCAGACATATTCCATATATTAGCCTCAAATCCAAGTCCAAGAGTTTTTCCAGCAATTAAACTAGCACATGCAGTGCCATGTCCACTAGTCATACTATTAGAACCATCACTACCTACTCCAATAGCGGGGGATGCTATGTACCCTGTACTTACACTTACTGTACCAATTGTACTGAATCCAACAGATCTGTTTGATCCACTAATCCACCAGTTTCTTGCAGCGGTTGTGGTGCAACCAACTCTACCATCCCATCTAGTATAAGTTAGATTATTAGTGTCAAAATAATCTGGATCTATGTAATATGGGCCATCTAAAACAATATCTCTTACTCTAGATACTCCATTTTCATCTAAGAACTCTGGGTGAGCTGCAAGAACACCAGAGTCGTGAATAACTACGTCAACGTTTTTTCCAGTTAAACTATAACTAACATCTCCATTAATTGGTGGAGCATCACCAGATGTTCCCCATCTTTCACCCCAAAAGTCTCCTGCGGTTTTGATTCCAGTTCTAACAAGTCCCCACCCAGTTCTATCTAATTCTAAAGAAGTTGGATTTGTTGCGGGAATCCCAGAAGAATCTAAGTCACGATATACTTTCACATTTTTATTGAATCTTTTGATATAGTGACCTGGTTTTGGATATTCATCTTTGTATTCAGTTGGATCCAATTCAATCCACTCAATATGTTCATGATTTTTTAAATCTTCAACTTCTTCTTCACTTAATTCAAACGTTCCTCTAGTAGGACTATGTAATTTCTCATCACAACAAGAAACTTGTCTATCTGGTATATGATCGCAAGAAGTTTCATCACACAGGAGATCGTGGATCTCCTGCCAATATTCTGGAGATGTGACTGAGATTGTATATTTGTTCATTTTTATACTACGTTAAATGTTCCTACCATGCCACCGTGAATCGTGCATTGATACTCATAACTTGATGGTGCATCGAATGGAACCGTAAATATTTGAGTTCCAGTTTGAGAACCTGTTACATAAGTACCCACACCGATGGTTGTTCCTGTAAATTGGATTCTGAATGGATGGTTTACGCCAGTAGAGTTTTCAAAGATGTAAGAAAATCCTCTCTGTAGATAGAATGTTGGATTATCTGTAGTATTTAATAGACCAGGACCAGCAAAACGATATGCAGTTGTTGCATTGTTTGTTATATAATACTTAACTGCAAATCCCACATCAGTACCATCACCAACAGTAGTAGTTGCATAATAAGTCTTGGAACTTGTTATCCCAGTGACTTTTACATTGTCTACACTCAAAGTATTTGTTCCTGGATTGTATGATGCTGCATCAATATAAGCTTGACTATTGCCAGCTCCACCAAGAGTAAATACAAGACTTCCAGTTTGATCAACATTACCATGACCAGTTGATACGTTAATGCTACTTGCAGCACCAACAAAACTTCCATTTACTGTAAGATCTCCACCAACTGTTAAGTCTGTACTAATTGCAACGTTAATTGCATTGATATTAAGATTATTTGGAGAATCAATACTTGGAGTACCTGCAGAGGCACTTTCAAATCTAGTGGCAGTAACAACACCACTAAATCTTCCATCTCCCTCCACTGTTAATGCGGAAGAAGCTACGTCAGTTCCAATACCAACATTTTTGGAAGTGATGATTCCACTGGCAACAGTAGTCCAAACTCCAGAACCATTAATACCAGTAAGGCCAGAACCGTCTCCATAGAAAGCAGTTGCAGATACAATACCAGAAACTATAGCATCTAAGTTTACTTGTATATTGTTTTGGAATGTTGAAATTCCAGAAACATTTAGTCTACTTGCAGTTAGTCCACCATCATTAACGGTTACGTCATTACTAAATGTGGAAACTCCAGAAACTTCTAAAGAGTCTGATATTATATTAGAAGTTGTTATTCCAGTTACAGTAACAACACCAGCGGATACTGGTGATACGGATAAACCGATTCCAAAATCAATGGTTCCAGCAGTTCCAACTAAAGAACCATCATCGTTTATGATCAGATTTGATCCACCACCACCTCCTCCAGTTGAGGTAATAATGAAGTTTCCTTCTGAAAGTTCTACTACATCAATTCCGGAACCTGCAGTGATAGTAACATCTGATAGATAAGTATTACTATCAAAACTTCCATCTGCTTTTAGGAACTGAGAAGATGTTCCACCAGGAGTCTTAAAGTTAGTCGCAGTTAATATTCCTACAATTGTAACATCTGCAGTTGCAATTCCACTTCTATCAATTACATCTTGTAGTGTCGATGTTTCAGTATAAACATTTAGATATCCTTGATTAGCATGGTTGCCCCAACTATAGGCCTGTGTCCACTGATCAATGTTAAGGGAAGTGATTGTACTTGCAGCACCAGTGAAACTTGAAACTCCTGCAATTTGAGTATCTACATAAACTTGAGTTGCATAACCATATGCTTCGATTGTAGTTGTGGTTGCATAGTTATTTTGAGGTAGGTATCCTGAGGTGATGAATCCAGAGATACTTATAGAGTTGTCAACATAACCTTCTGTTGCATATCCAACCAAAGCAGCAGATGTTATGAAACTACTAATAGAATCTGTAGTTGCATATCCTGTTAGGTTTGGTGGAGTATATAAGAAAATTCCAGTGGTGTTGTCGTATGTTAACGAAGCAATTCCTGCTGGATTCTGAGTTACAGATAGATCAGATAATCCAATACCAACTCCACCAGCACCAGTTTGGTCTGCTGCTGCAACCCAAGCACTACCAGACCACTTCAGCACTTGACCATTCGAAGGAGTAGATGCGTTTACATCTGTAAGATCATTTAATGCTGCTGGAATAGATGGTTTGTTAACGAGATCATTGTAATCTCCACCAAAGGTTGGGATTAGTGAAATTTCATTCTCAACCCAACTTTCTGTTGCGTATCCATTTAGAGCTCCAGAAGTAAGAAGTCCAACAATAGAATTATTAACGTAACCTTGTGTTGCATAACCGACTAGACCTGCATTTACCGCAGTTTCTACATCTGCACCAGTTAGAATACCAGTAATGCCAGAACCATCGCCAACAAATCCATTTGCGGTAATGATACCAGACATACCACACATTGTAATGCCGGTACCTACTGCAATACAGGAGCGACCCCCATCCATGAATATTGCATTCTTATAATCAGGGATTGATACCGTATCGCTGTAGAACGATGTTCCAATTTGTAGGGTACTATCAAACTTACCCATGTAACGAACTCTGAATGGTTCGTTATTGAGTTGTTGAATTTCTATTGATGTTTGTCCGTTTCCTCCACTAATAGAAACTGGAGAACTTGGAAGTGTGAAGGATGCCTGTCCACCAGATGTTGTACTAAATCTAGAACCAGAAATAGTTGCATCATTTCTTAATGAAACAGATCCACTTACGTCAAGAGCGTAATTTGGTTTTGCAGTTGTACCAATACCAACATTATCTACTGTGTTGAGTCCAACTAGACTCTTATCCCAATAACCTCTAGGAATTCCAGTTAGTTGAGAACCATCACCAGAGAAGGTTGCCGTTATGATTCCAGCAGTTACGTTTCTAAGATCTACGTCTGGAGTTCCATCAATACCTGTGGCAATTCCACTTCCAGTAATTGTAACTCTTCCGCCGATGATAGGACCAACGTCTAGGTCTCCACCAAAGTTGATTGTTCCTGCAACACCAACGATGATTCCATTATCTTCAACTCTAACACCAGAACCTTCTCCGACAACTCCAGTAATCTTAGAACCATCACCGATAAATTCTGTTGCGGTAATAATTCCTGCGGTTACATTTCCTAGTTCTACATCTGGGGAACCCGAAAGATCTGCTGCTACATCTGCGGTTGTAGCGTGAGTAGCAATGCCAGCAGAATCTGCATAGGAAGATATTCCAGCAAAGTTTGAGTAGTTTGTGGAATCGGTTCCAGCAGGAACGGTAACTGTTACTCTACCGTTTACATCTGGTGCGGTTACGAGTACGTTTGCGCCGAAGTTGATTTCTCTCGCTACACCTCGTCTTACATTCTCATCTAGAATTTCAATACCAGGATTTGTAGCAATAACATCTGTTAATTGACTACCATCTCCAACGAATTGAACTGCGGTAATAATTCCAGTAGAAGTAATGTTTCTTACTTCAATATGTTCAGTGGTTGTAATACCAGAGTTTACGATACCATCAACTTCTATGATTGGACTATTTGCAAGATTTCTTGCCAAAGTGGCAATTCCAGCTGTACTTGCATAACTGATAACGTTAGCTGTATCGCCAAGTGTGGTGTATATTTCTAGGAAATTACTATTAATTTTCCCCATCGCTGCACGCAGCGTATCACCTTGACCATCGTTTGCATTATTTCCTGTATTGATGCCAAGTCTAGACATTAAATTTCCTCAGGTTCCCTCTATTTGTTTATTTATCTCCACCTGGGACCAACCGCCCAACCAACCAAACTTTTTCTGATACCAGAACGTACTTTTCTTACTCTATGTGTCAGTCTTGAATCAAAAATTATTACCGCACCCCTTTCTCTTGGGACGGAATATAACTCACCAGTAGAGTCCATAACTTGAACTTCTCCACCTTCATATTCCGATTCATCTGTTAATTGCATTACAAAGGATAGTTTTCTTGACGATTCTCCTAGTAAGTTAAATTTGTCTTCAGCAATACTTTCAGTTTCTGTCCTGGTATATTTTGGTTTATACGAATAGTCTATAAGAGTGTCTGAGTGCCACGCATAAAAATCACCTTTATTATACTTTGTATATTGAACCATTCCTCCATCTATACATTCGATATCGTATAAAAAATTATCTCTATTAGCCAACGTTACATAATGCCACAATAATCCATGTATCCAATGACTGGATGGAATCCAAGAATGTTTACTAGATCTTCTGCGTTTGTCTATATCTAGTTGATTATTTGTTGTCTGAATTATCTCTGATGTCTGTAATTCATTATCAAAAGATGACACTTCTCTGCAAATTAGATCTGTAAGCTCTATGGGTATTTTTGAAAAATACCAAATCGAAGAATATGCCACTTATATAATAGATTAATAAATAACATTATAGAGAAATTATTTGTAAAAGTCAATGGAAGGAAAAGACATTAAAGGTCTTATGGAGGCCTATTCTAAGGTTAATGAAACCCCCGAAGTTTTCGATGAAGAAATAGTAGTAGTTCAAGATATTTTGGGTGAGGATGTTGAGATTCTTGATGAGGCACCAAATCCAAATACTGATGTTGGATATCGTGTTGGCAGAGGACTTACTAATGCTATAAAAGATATACCTGCCGGGTTGGCTGGTCAACTAACAGGTCAAGACAATGATGCCCTTAGAAGACAAAGACAAAGGAGTCAGAATCTTAATACATTACTGAGAACTGGACAGGTTGATACAAATAGTAAACCAAAACCAACAGTAGATTCCAAAACACAACAACAAATTGACAAGAATACCAAAGATCGTCAAACGATGAATCCCGATGATTACTTTGGTACTGGAACAAAACCTGCACCAAAACCAAGTGGTGGTCTTACTCCTGAACAAAAAGCGCAAGTATTAGCAAAACAACGTGCGGAAACTGATGCTGCAATGAAGGGTGATCCTAGAGCACCTCGTCCTGCAGCACCTCGTCCTGCAGCACCCGTACCAAAACCAAATCCAACAGTTCTTGCTAAGAAAGGTGGAGTAGAAGGTAAACTAGATAAGGCTACTGGAAAGTTTACTGCAGGTAACTTCAGTGACGCAGAGAAAACTCGTTATAATAAAGTTGCAGGTCAAAAGAAAGATGCTGCAACCAATGCAAAGTATCAAGAACTAAGAAAGACCGATCCTGCAAAGGCAAAAGAGTTTGGTATGAAAGCAAACCAAGCCAAGTTTGGTAAGGACTTTGCAAAACCAAAGACTCCGAATCCTTTGATGAAGGATATGCCTGGTCAGAACAAGGCAGAACTTGAGACAATTAGAGGTAATGCTGCTATCGATAGTATTTCCAAGTCTCCTAATGCTAAGAAGATTTTAAGTGGTACTGCCAAATCTGCATCTGCTAACAAAATTGGTCAAGCAAGTGTAAACAGATCTGAGTTTGGATCTGCAACAAAACCTGTCCCAGCAAAACCTTCAACATCTGTTTCCAATACTTTCAAACCAGTTGCTGGTGCTCCAACAAAATCTGCTGCAAATACTAAATTTAATGTTTCAAAACCTATTAAACCATTAGAGGAGGAATCCATGAACATCTTCGACATCATTAAATCACATCTTCTAGATGAAGGTTATGCAGAGACTGAAGAGAATGCACTTGTGATCATGACAAACATGAGTGAAGAGTGGAGAGATGAGATTGTAGAACGTTACAAGGGTAAACACGGACAGTCCTCTGACGAATACAAGAGAGACCGTTCTCCTGGTGGTAAGATGGTTTCTGGTGATGACAAACAATCTGGTGCAGAATACACCCATGGTCGCAGAGTCAAGGCAGAAAATCCTGGTTCCCAACCTGACGAAGGTGGTAAGACCAAACCAAAATCCCAAGGTAAGATGGACAAGGGTACTCGTGCAGATCTTGAGTATCGTAAAGCAAACCTCAAGAAAGAAGAGGCTGAGTATGTAGACGAGAACCGTCGTGCTGCTCGTTCTGCTGGTGGTTATAAAGATGACTCTGAGGGTCAACCAGATCCTTCCAAGGACGGATTCACTGGTATTGGTAAGATGAGCATCAAAGACATCATGGCACTCAACAAGAAAATCGAAGCTCGCAAAGCCAAAAAAGAGGAAACTCAAGTAGAAGGTGATCAGATTGATGAGGTTCTAGGTGGACAATCTGGAGACGGATACATCGGTCACCCAAGACTCGGTATCAAGAATCCAATGGCTAAGAAACAAACAAATACAAATACCTCCTCAAATACTGGAATTGCTGGTAAACTAGGTAATAGAGCATCTCAAATGGATGCCGCGATGAAGGCAGCAAGAGGTCAGTGATATAAAACTTGAAGTTTTGAGAGTCCGCTTGACGGACTCTTTTTTTATGGTTACAATAACTCTGCCAGGGTTCAAGAGATAAATAAGCTCATGAATTCTAAAAGCTTTAATGAGTTGTGACTATGAGAATCCCTGGATATTTGGTGACGAATGCTTTACTTCTGATGATATTGGGGAGTACTTCGGTTTTGTTTATCTCATTACCAATAAGTCCAACTCACGACGTTACATTGGTAGAAAGTATTTTTGGTCGTTCCGAAAACCAAAGGGAAAAAAACGTAAAGTAAAACAAGAGTCTGATTGGAAAAAGTATTACGGCTCTTGTCCAGAGTTGAAGGAAGATATAAAAAAGTACGGAAAACAGAACTTCCAACGAGAAATTTTATCACTACATAATACACCAGGAAAGGTAAACTACGAGGAAACTCGTCAGTTGTTCATGAAGAACGTTCTCATCGAATCACTTGACAACGGGGATCCTGCGTTCTACAATTCTAATGTTCTCGGTCGTTACTACAGGAAGGACTATTTTCATGGAACAGGAAATGATGAATGAGACTGAAATTCTCAAGGACAGCATCGTAGATAGAATCCATGATCTAGTGTCTATGGGTGATTATTTGAATGCTTGTGCAGTTTATGAAGAGTTCAAAGAAAACTTTGTAGAAATGGAAACTTGTATCTAAATATAATGCCTATGTTGTCATTGTATGGCAATTGATTTACATAACTTTTTCAGGTATTATAAAGCAGACAACGTAAATCATGTTGCTGCAGTTCAGTGGCTGGAAGATAACCTTCCAGCCGAATTCATGGATGATAATTCTGAATGGGTAAACCTATACAGAACTAAACCAAAATCATCCGTTCTAGAAGTCCCATTCTTCCCACAGACAGATAATTACAGAGATTCTGAAAGAACCTGTAACTCATCATCCTGTGCCATGTGTCTGGAGTTTTTAAAACCAGGTACACTCAAAGGTGCTAAGGGTGATGATGCTTATGTGGAAAAGGTATTTGCCGTTGGCGACACTACAGACCATGCTGTACAAACGAAAGTTCTACAGATGTATGGAGTTAGATCAACATTCCACTATGATCTAACGTTCAAAGATTTGGATACTGAACTGGCTTTAGGTCGTCCAGTTATTATTGGTATCCTTCACAGAGGTCCTCTTAGTGCTCCTAAGGGTGGTCATATGTGTGTAGTCATAGGAAAAAAAGGCGATGACTATGTTGTTAATGATCCTTATGGATCTCTCAATGACGGTTATTCTTCTGATGTCTACAACGGCAGGGGTGCTGTCTACAAAAAGTCAGAACTCCAAGCACGTTGGTGTCCAAACGGAAACGATGGATGGGGTAGAATTTTTAATCCTTCTTGACAATACTAAATAAAATTGATATTATGGATAGACCCACTTTGGTGGGTTTTTTATTATGAGACCTTGATTTGATTTTAGAGCCGAGGAAGGTGCCCCCCGAGAGGGTTGTGGTATACCCCCCTTCTATTCGGATGCAGAGTTCAATACGTATTAATGCTTTTTAAAAAACTCGGAGCTGTTGCGGCAGTTTCACTTGCAGCGTTTGGTGTTAGTAGCACACATGCTGAAATGATGACTGGACTGCCGATTGCGGTTCTTGATGTTAAAATAGAAAAAGGTCCTCCTCCAAAGGCAATTCCTATTGAAGTTGAAAAAGGATCTTGGAAGTGTCCTGGTTGTAACAAGAATGAACAATATGTTCTTGAACAACTTCAGGCAAAAACAAATATCTCAGATCGTAATGCTCTTGCTACGATTATGGGTAATATCAAAGCAGAGTCTGGTTTTGTACCTAACATTTGTGAAGGTGGTGCGAGAGTTCCATATCATAGATGTCTCAGAGGTGGTTATGGTTTAATCCAATGGACATCCATAAATCGCTATAAAGGATTAGGTAAATTTTCCAAAAAATATGGTTATGATCCTTCATCTCTTGAAGGTCAAACCGCATACATGATTAACGAATATTCTTTCCAAAAAGTTCTTCCAGAATTTGAAGGACATGGACAACCAATTCATCAATACATGGTTGGTGCTTATTATTGGTTAGGATGGGGTATTAAAGGTCATAGAGAACAATACGCTCACAACTACCACAAAAAACTAATCTGGTCATGATTTTTCAAAAAATTAAAAACTTAGTCAAACCTTATATTGGTATTCCTGCTCCAGATGTGTTGCAGGATGATCCATGGTTTGGTCCTGCTCCCGAAACTGAAAGATCTATTTCTTTAAAAGAAGCGAGGGAAAGGGCGATTGAAGATCGACAAATTATTTTCAATGAAGAAGATTGTCATCCTATTCATGGTGTTGTAGTTGAACCGGATGATATTCATGAAAAGATGTATCGTATTGCAACTTCTAGTGGTAATACTACTATTCAACTAGATCCACTTCCTCAACTTGGTGGTGGATCTGAACAATATCAATCCGGCCCTGGTGGTTGGAGTTCTGGTACTGGTTTGGCACAATTCAGATGAACGAAGATTGGCGTTACAGTGATGATCGAATGGAACTTAGGGAACAAGTATATGAACTTCTTCTGAAAAGATTCGGTTCTGAACTTGACGAAAATGGAGAACCAAAGTACAGTATGAAATCGATTACTGAGTGTTCTCATGATTGGGTTTCCCAAGGCAATGTAAATAGTTTTGGAATCGTTTCATACTACAAAGCGTATTATGCTTGACAGACGTTACCTCAACCTTTATAATATTGGGGTAGTCAAATGACTCAGTAGCTCAGTTGGATAGAGCATCTGCCTTCTAAGCAGTTGGTCGGGGGTTCAAGTCCCTCCTGAGTCGTTGTCCTTTCTTCTTATGAAACAAGCTGACGATTTTTACGCATATCGATTCGGTGGATTTGACAAATCAGCAGTTAATATACTAAGATTGCTGAGTGAACTTGAAGGGTCATACTCACTCCTCAAGTACATGGGCTTCCAAGAAGACATGGATACCATTGACGAGATGAAAAAGAGGTATTATAAACTCTACTTCAAACTCGACAAAGAAGAAAGGTCAAAAAATAATCCTCTGTAGCTCAGCGGTAGAGCCATCGACTGTTAATCGATTGGTCGCAGGTTCGAATCCTGCCGGGGGAGTTGGTACTCGTTAGGCAAATAGCCTAAAAAGAGACCAACCTTCTGTCAGGCGAAAGTTTGATAGTCGCAGGGAAGTCCTCTAATACTTCCCATTTAAGTCGGTGTGGCGGAATTGGTAGACGCGCTGGGTTTAGGTTCCAGTGTCCTTGCGACGTGGAGGTTCAAGTCCTCTCACCGACACTTGACAATTAAATCTTTTATAGATATAATTGTCTCATCGAAGATTTCTCTCTTTGATAACTTGACAATCTTCTCCTTTTGGAGAAGTTATGCGGGTATGGTGTAGCGGTAACACGCCATCCTTCCAAGTTGGAATCACCAGTTCGATCCTGGTTACCCGCTCCAGCAAGATTAGCTCAGCGGTAGAGCATCTCGTTTACACCGAGGCGGTCGGCGGTTCAATCCCGTCATCTTGCATGATAAATAAGAGGTTGAAAAATTGAAAAATGTTGCGTATCAGATGCAAACTCTGTAATACGGAGTTAGAAGGACATCCAACAAAAACAAAATGTTGTGGATGCGATAATTTAACTACAATTAAAGATAGTAAAGTTACAGCCCTTGACTTATCTCAAGTTGTTATGTTAAACTCTATTGCAGAGGACAAACGAAAAAATGTTCTAAGTGATTCTGATCTCGCGTATCAGGAATCCAGAAGATCCAGAAAAGTTAGAAAATTAAATTTTGAAATTAGATGAACAACATTGCTGAATTAATTAAGAATTCAAATAGTAATACTTCATCTCCTTTTACTTCAAATGTAAAAGCTTTATTTCCAGTTCCTGTTGGTATCTACCACATCAATAATTTTAAAAATACTTATTTTGAAATTGATGTAGTTGATACTGCCATTTTTACAGAAAACAAAACCCAGGCAGGAGTTTATAATACAAAGTCTAACCAGGTTTTGAATGATCCTAAACTTAAAGATCTAAAGGAAACCATTGATTCAATGGTACAACATTTTTTGTTTAATACTTTATATTTTCCAAAGAGTGTTAAACCAGAACTAGTTTGTTCTTGGGCAGCAATTGGACTTGGTGGTTCCAGAGTGGAACGACATATGCATACAAACTCTGTTTATAGTGGAGTTTGTTATTTAAAGTCTGAAGGAAATGCTGGAAGACTTACATTTCACAGTGGAGATAATGCAAATACTTTTTGTTCTCCAACTGTAAAACCAATTGTTGATAGACCTATCAATTTGAATTCAGATACTTGGACAATATTACCTAAAACGGGTGATGTCTTTATTTTTCCAAGTCATCTAGAACATTCCGTTAGTGAAAATGATTCAGATAAAAATCGAGGCATCCTTGCTTTTAATTACTTCTTGAAAGGAACTATCTCAGAAGATCCAACTGTATCATTGACATTGTGAATATTGGAAAGGTGACCGAGTGGTTTAAGGTAGCAGTCTTGAAAACTGCCGTGTGACGAGCACCGTGGGTTCGAATCCCACCCTTTCCGTTTAGAAAAGTTACAAATTTAATAATTACTTAATGAGTGTTACGATACAAACACACAATGATGCCTTTTGAGGATCCGTAATTATTATATACTTATGTACAACTCAATAACCTCATGGACGAACACACCTATAATAATTGGGTGAAGATCAAGGAGACTTTCGAGACTTCTGGTAACACCAACAACATGTTCTACAAAAGAGCATGTGCAATTGTGAGAGGTGAAAAAGATCCCTTAGGTAAAATGCTTGGAGACGAGAAATGATGAGTCCATACGATGATGATTATGTCAGTCGTACAGAAGTTCAGGAGATGATTGATGCTGCTATACGCAGACACAATCGGAATGCTTCCATTATTTCTATGTGCGTTGGTTGGGTTGTTCTTGCTTTATTTGCTGAAGGACTTTTGAGACTTATTGGCGTCATTCCACCTGTTCTCCCATGGTTGAACATCACATTGTAGATTGGATCGGAGTTATAACTCTATTCCTTTTTGGAGTGACTATGATTTGTCAAGGTCACTTTATTTTTCATGGCAAACATGGGTACAAACATGCGGAACGTGAAAAAGAAAGGATGACTAATACTCGTAAACAAGTAGAAGACTTATTCAAAAGAGATGAGTAAAGAAGAAAAAGAAGAGTTTTACAGACAAATTTACGAAAGAACCAATCAACTTAGAATTCAGTATCTCTTTGAAGAACCTTGTCCTTTATACGAGGAAGACGATGACTACGACAGAATGGCTTGAGTTTATTGCATTCGTATCCCACATGTTGTATTTGTGGGTGTCATTTATGTGTGGAGTTTTACTTGGTTACATTGTAGGATTTCGCAACGGAGGAGATTTGTGATGAATAGTCTTACTCTATATACTTTAGTCATTTTTGGAACCATAGGATTATTTGTTTTATGGGGAGTGACACATGCCTATCCTTTTTAAGAAGTAAATATGAAAATTTTTCTAGATACCGCCGAGATTGATATGATTAAGTCCGTTTATGAAACGGGTCTTTTGAACGGCGTTACAACAAATCCAACTCTTATTCGTAAGAGTGGACGTGATCCAATCGAAGTTATTAAAGAAATTCACACATCATTTCCACAGTTAGAATCAATCTCCGCAGAGGTGGTTGCTGATACTGCAGAGGAAATGATTGATCAAGCACAAGCATTTAATGGATTATGGAACGTAACGATCAAGGTTCCATGTACAGTTGAAGGATTGAAAGCATGTCTTGCACTCACGATTGCTGGATATAAAGTCAATGTTACTTTAGTGTTCTCGGTTGCACAGGCTATTCTCGCAGAGAAATCAGGTGCTGCATATATCTCACCTTTCGTAGGTAGATGGATGGACAACTCCGTGGATGGACTTGGACTTATCAAAGACATCCGTGAGGTGTATACTGGAGGTGGTAGATTCACTACTACTCAGATTCTTGGTGCATCTATCCGTGATGTACGTCAAGTAGAACAGTGTGCAAAGTTTGGTGCAGACATTGTTACAATTCCACCAGTGGTATTCTGGGCAATGTATAAGAATGTAATGACCGAAAAAGGTCTTGAACAATTCCAGAAAGACTGGGATCAAGTACAAAAACAAGAGGAAAACAAATGAAGGAATTCACCTTTACCGAAGAACAAGTAAAGATGTTGGCTGATGCCGTTTGGATGAGACAACGTTGTTTTATCGCTGGTGACAGAAAGTTCAGGGAGTATGGTGCAATTCTTGATCAATTTTTAGAAGACATGGAGTACGTTCCGAAGAGAGCATGATCTACCCACTAACACTTAGAGAATGCCCACATTGTCATAAGAGTTTGGTTGACGCTGAGATCAGTGAACCAATCAAACAATTCTGTGAAAGTGGAGCATTTCATTCCAATTTATTATTCAGCGATAGTGGATGGACGTGTCCACATTGTAAGGGAGTCGTTGAATGAAATCGATAGTTATATTTGGTGCTACGGGGGATCTCTGTAGACGAAAACTTATACCCGCTCTGCATTCTCTTCATAAGAAAGGTCTTCTTCCTGATGACCTTGTGATTACTGGTGCATCCAGAACTGATCACGGAAAGCAGAGTTGGGTTGATACTCTTGGGAAATACCCAAAAAACTTTTTACAAAGACTAGATTATGTCTCTTGTGATTTGGCTAATCCAGAATCATTACAAAAACTTGTTTGGGGAGACGACGTTACATACTTCCTTTCTGTCCCCCCAGAGAGATATGCTGATGCAATTATCAATCTAAAACAGGCAGGTAAATTAGATGACCCAGAAAAATCCAGAGTCATTATTGAGAAACCTTTTGGCACCGATCTTCAATCTGCTAATTATCTACAATCTGTGGTGGCTGGACATCTACGCGAGAAACAAGTCTATCGCATTGATCATTATCTCGGTAAAGATACTGTTAATAATATCCTTGCCACCCGCTTTAGCAATATTCTACTGGAACCTCTTTGGAACAGGCAGTACGTAGAAGAGGTTCAGATCTTCGCCACAGAGACCATAGGGTGTGAGGGTCGATCACAGTACTATGAGACCGCAGGGGCGGTCAGAGACATGTTACAGAACCATATGTTGCAGGTTCTTGCACTGATTGCAATGGAACCTCCATGCAAGATTGATGCACGAGAGATTCGTAGAGAGAAGACAAAAGTTCTCGCTGCGACTAGGTTGGGTGGAAGATTTGTCTCTGGCCAATACATTGGTTACCGTGATGAGGATGGAGTTGATCCTGAGTCTCAGACTCCAACGTTTGTCTCTGGTGATATCTACATTGATAACTGGAGATGGCAGGGAGTTCCGTTTCATTTTCTGACAGGAAAGAAAATGCCTGTTGATTGTGTGGAGGTGGTAATTAAATTTAAAGCACCACCACAAACCCTCTTTGAGGGACATGACTGTAATGATCGTATCGTTATGAGACTGCAACCAGATCCACATCTAGATATGCGGATTGATATCAAGTCTCCTGGTCTCAATGATAATGTTGAACCTGCCTTACTTCAGTATCATTATCCTGTAGAGAAGGCGGTAGATGGTTATGAAAAACTATTCTATGATGCCATCAATGAAGATCAATCACACTTTGTCCATGCAGATGAAGTGTTGGAGTCTTGGAGAATTGTTGATGATTTGTTATGTACTGGTGATCATTGTCGCATTAGAACTGCTCCATACATCTACCATGGTGGACTATGGGGGCCTGAACACAAAACTCAGTTTATAACAGACTGGGATTATCCGCTCAAGCTTAAGTAGGAGAAATTATGAAAGTAGGACTTATCGGACTAGGACGAATGGGCGAAGGGATGTCTCGCCGAATGAGATCCAGAGGAAAAATTGAGGTTTGGGGTTATCGGAGGAATTATGCAAAAGCAAACGAAGCATTCGAAAGTGGATATGTGGACGGCATTACAACTGACATTGAAAATCTTGTTAAAGTAGTTAAGACTAAAAAGAATGGAGGTACTACACCTGGTATCTTCATGATGGTTGTACCAGCAGAAACAGTAGAGGAAACGATTAATGAGTTACTACGATATTGTAGTGAAGGCGATATTATTATTGATCATGGCAATAGCAATTTTAAAGACAGTCGGAAAAGAGCAGAACGCCTTGCAAAACTGGGCATCCAATATATTGATTGTGGCACTAGCGGTGGTGTTTACGGTTTGGACCGTGGATACTGTCTTATGGTTGGTGGCGGAAATACTGCGGTCGCCACTTGTAAAAGCATTTTTGATGCACTCGCCCCAGGGGTGGGAGCTGCCGAGAGAACTGCACCTGGCAGTTTTGTAACTCAAGCTGAGTCTGGATGGTTGCATTGTGGAGGTCCTGGTGCAGGACATTTTGTGAAGATGGTTCACAATGGTATCGAGTATGGTATAATGCAAGCATATGCAGAAGGTTTCAACATCCTCCACGAAGCAAATGCAGGATCTAAGTACGTTAAAGAAGGAGATGCAGAAGTTGCCCCAATGGACAACCCTGCCGATTATCAGTATGACATTAACGTTGCTGAGGTGGCTGAGTTGTGGCGTCGTGGTAGCGTGGTTGGTAGTTGGTTGCTCGATCTTACCGCTCATGTTCTACGGTTCGATGGTGAACTTGATGATTACAGTGGGGGTGTCTCTGACAGTGGCGAAGGTCGTTGGACTGTCCATGCTGCTGTGGATCTTGGCGTACCCGCTCCTGTCATCAGCACTGCGTTGTATGAACGTTTTGGTTCGCGCCGTCTGGGTGCTTTCGCAAACAAGGTTCTAAACGGAATGCGTTTTATGTTCGGAGGACATCACGTAAGATGAGACATGCATTAATTCTTTCACTATGTTTTCTTCCTCTCGCAGTTATCTACATAGTAATGAAATTATCACTATGGTTATCTACAAGCGTATCTGAAGTAACTTATGTCAGAGAAGATGCCAAACGACCACACGGACCCTACGTGGAGGATGCATATGCAGACGCTGATGAAGAGGATGAGGAATATTGAAATTTCTCAAACAATAGATCAGGCTCTTTTTGAGTACTATTCTGAGAAAGGAATGGATGTTCCTAATTGGAAAAGACAGAAAGATCCTCAGTGGTGGACGAATTATCTCAGAGAACTCTCTGGTGACTACGAAGAAAACGACGACTGGTGAGAATTATGTTGTTAGGAAAAGCACTCATGTTCTTGTCAATTCCATTTGTACTCTCTACAATATGGTTTGGACTGAAACTTAACGGTGGATACTATGACACCGATAAGTATGATGGTGATGGAACCGCACACAAGGTATTAAAGTAATGCATGAACTAGGACATTTTGCTCGTATTGTGATGGAGAATCCTGTTGCTCTTGGAGTGATGGGATTCTCTTTAATCTTTTTTCCTATTATTGGGATGTGGGCTGTACATCGTTACAAGTGGCAACACTGGGAACCATTCGCCAAAAATAATCATAAGTGATACTATAAAAAATAAAATAAAATGGAAGTAATAGATAATTTTTTAGACGAAAAAGTTTTTTTAGATTTTAAAAACAAAATATTTTCGGAAGAATTTCCCTGGTATTGGTGCGATAACACTATAGATAAAAAAGATAATCCAACGTGTAATGAGTTGGATAATTATCAATTAATTCATAATTTTTATTACTACAACATGCCTGTTAGTGATAACATGGAGTTATTAAATCCTGTGTTGGATAGACTCTCAATAATGCCTTGGAATTGCATTAAAGTCAAATTAAATGCAACTACTAGAACACAAAAAATAGTAGAACATGGATTTCACATTGATGTATTATTAAATGTTAAGACAGCAGTTTTTTATTTAAATACAAACGATGGTTATACATTATTTGAAGATGGAACTAAAGTTGACTCTGTTGAAAATAGAATTGTCATCTTTGATTCTAATATCAGACATACTGGAACTACTTGCACAGATCAAAAGAAACGGGTTGTTTTGAATCTGAACTATTATCCACAACCGCTTGACATCTTTGATTAATTTTGGTACTATATAAAAGTATTCGGGGTGTAGCTCAGTTTGGTAGAGCGCTGCTTTTGGGAAGCAGAAGTCGTAGGTTCGAATCCTGTCACCCCGACTTATAAATATCCTCAACTATGGACTTTTATTCTGTGGAATACTGGCAAGAAAATTGGGATTCTCTTTTGGAAAGAGTTGAGAATGGAGAGACAATAGGTATAGAAAATAAGGAAACTGGAGAAAAATGTGTGATGGTTCCTGCGGATGATGAACTCATACGCATGTATATGGAAACTAATAATGAAGCACCATGATTCAGGTTATTGATAACTTTATATCAAAATATGATTTCAATAACCTGACCTCTTCTATATTTGACATTCCTTGGTTTTTCAGTACAATATCTAACGAAGAGGATAAAAATGATACTCTTCTCTGTGAGTCTTTAGATAACTTTCATTTTACTCATTTGTTTTTTAAAGACTTTCAGGTAACATCTGATCACACAAGTTTAGTTGCTCCAATTTTAGAAAAACTAAATCCAAGAGCTTTGGTTAAAATCAAAGCAAATATGAATCCAAGAACTCCAAAAATCATTGAACATGTCTTTCATTGTGATCTGGATTACCTAGATTCATTTACATCAGTATATTACGTTAATACAAATGACGGATATACACTCTTTGAAGATGGTACTATAGTAGAGTCAGTTGAAAATCGAATGGTTACTTTTCCATCGAATTTAAAACATACTGGTACTACTTGTACTAATCAAAGATCTAGAGTTGTAATCAACTTTAATTATTTTTGATTATGGGACTGTCGCCTATCGGTTAAGGCCCACTGCTTATAACGGTGTGAACTGGGTTCAACTCCCAGCAGTCCTACCAGCTCCTTTAGCAATCTGGTGAATGCAGCGAACTCATAATTCGCCTGAGGCGTGTTCGATCCACGCAAGGAGCACTTGACAGATCTCTGTCAAACCCCTACAATAACTAGGTAATC